TTGTAAAATAAAATTTTCTCCTTTCGATTTTTTTATGTATATTTGATTCTTATCAAACAGTATACATACTATGGACATTAACATGCTAAGACAAAGACTACAATCTTTGCAAAATCCAAAAGGCGGTTCCAAGGGTGAGTTACAAAAAACCCTTTGGTCCCCAACAGTAGGTAAGCATTCGGTGAGAGTGCTACCATCGGCTTACAACAAGTCAAACCCGTTCAAAGAGCTCTATTTCCACTACGAGATTGGAAACAAGACGATGATCGCTCTGACAAACTTCGGAGAAAAAGATCCAATCGTAGAGTTCGCACAGGGTCTTAGAAAGTCTTCAAACCGTGAGGACTGGCAACTAGCCAAAAAGCTTGAACCCAAGATGCGCGTTTTCGTACCCGTTATCGTTAGAGGCGAAGAAGACAAAGGCGTTATGCTTTGGGGCTTCGGTAAACAAATCTTCATGGATCTTTTATCAATCGCTGAAGACGAGGACGTCGGAGACTACACAGATCCTTTACAGGGACGAGACATCACGATCGAAACATTGGGTAAGGAATCAACAGGTTTGACTTATAACAAATCAACGATCCGCGTGAGAACAAAGGTAACTCCGTTGTCAGAGAACGCAGATCTAGTTAAAAAGTGGATGACAGAACAACCAGATCCAGTCACTCAATTCAAGCGCTACGGCTACGACGACATGAAAGCCGCTTTGTTGGGCTATCTAAACCCAGAGAGCGAAGAGGAAGAAACAGAAGAAACGCCCGCAGCTCCAGTAGAAACTCCAAAGTTTTCTTTGAATACGGGTAAACCAAACCTAGATTCTAAGATAGACGACATTTTCAACTTCTAAAAAAAGCCCCTCCCAGAGGGGCATTTTAATCTAATATGGCAAAAGAAAAAAAACAAAGTCTAAACGGCGCTATATCTAACGCAGTTAAAGGGGGATTCAACTTAGAAGGTTTCAAAAAGAAGAAGAACCTCAGCACTACGTCTGTTAAGTTCAAAGACGATCGTTGGATACCACTATCAAAATCGTTTCAAGAGGCGTTACAAGTACCCGGTCTTCCAGTTGGACACATAAGTCTACTTCGTGGCCACTCAGATACTGGCAAAACCACAGCCTTATTGGAAGCAGCAGTGTCCTGTCAAAAGATGGGCATACTACCAGTTTTCGTTATTACAGAGATGAAGTGGTCTTGGGAGCACGCGAGGCTTATGGGACTACAATTCAATGAGGTTGCTAACGAAGATGGTGTTGTTTGCGATTACGATGGATTCTTCATATTCATAGATCGTGAAAAGTTACAGTGTGTAGAAGACGTAGCTGCGTTCATAGCAGACATACTCGACGAACAGAAGAAGGGCAATCTACCGTACGATCTGTGCTTCTTTTGGGACTCAGTTGGCTCAATACCTTGTAGAATGTCTGTAGAGAAGTCAACTAACAACAACGAGTGGAACGCAGGAGCTATGTCACAGCAGTTCGGTAACTTCATCAATCAGAGAATCGTATTGAGCAGAAAGGAAAGTCAACCGTTCACAAATACCTTGATCGCTATTAATAAGGTGTGGGTAGCTAAACCAGACAATCCGATGGGTCAACCAACATTGCAGAACAAAGGAGGAAACACAATGTACTTCGATGCCTCTCTCGTAATCACTTTTGGTAACGTAGCAAAAGCTGGTACCAATAAGATCAAAGCAAGCAAGGCTGGTAAAGACATCGAATTCGCCAAAAGAACAAGGATATCGTGCGATAAGAACCACATCACTGGAGTTACAGCTGTTTCTAAGGTGATAATGACTCCACACGGTTTCATTGATGATTCTCCATCTGCGATAAACAATTATAAAAACGAACATTCCGAAGAGTGGATAAGAGTTCTTGGGTCTGCAGATTTTGAGTTGATCGAAGAACAAGTAGAAACTACCATAGCGTACGACGAATCAGAATAAAAAACAAAAAATGAGAGAAGACTATAAAAAATTGTTCGACTCCTTGAAAGAAGAAAAGCAAGAGGAGTTGAAGGTAAACAGTCGTGTGTTGCTCATAGATTCGTTAAATACATTCATGAGAGCATTCGCTGTAATACAGCACACAAATAGGAATTTAACGCCCATAGGAGGACTAACTGGGTTTCTTAGATCGATGGGTTCAGTGATAAACATAGTCAGACCTACAAGAGTTATATTGGTATTTGACGGCAAAGGGTCTTCAACAAATAAGCGATATATCTATCCAGAGTACAAAGCAAATAGAGGTATAAAGAGAATAACCAATTGGGACCACTACGAAAGTCAAGAAGAAGAGTCAGAATCTATAACCAATCAACTCGTAAGACTCATAGAGTATTTGCGTTGTTTGCCTGTTGATATATTGTCTATCGATAAAGTAGAGGCAGACGACGTGATAGGATATTTGACTTCAATAGTGGACGGAGATATCACCATCATGTCGAGCGATAGGGACTACTTGCAACTTGTCAGCGAAAAGGTTACTATTTATTCTCCAACAAAGAAGATTTTGTATAACGAAGGTAGGGTGCTTTCTGAATACGGAGTGCATCCAAACAACTTCTTATTACAGAAGATGCTTCTTGGGGACTCAGGGGATAACGTTCCGGGTGTTATAGGTTTAGGACCTAAGACTTTACTTAAGGAATTTCCTGCGCTGGCCAAGAGCACGGAAATGACTCTGGAAGAGGTGCTTAACGTGTGTGAAACTGGAAAGAAGAAGGTACACAATAACATAATTAACTTCAAAAGTCAGATAAAGATAAATAAATTATTGATGGATCTAAGATCTCCAAACATACCTGACGAAGACGTACAAGTAATAAAAAATGTAATACTCGAACCTTATAAGCAGTTCAATTCGCAAGAATTTCTTAGATTGTATGAAGAAGACGATCTAGGCGCGAGCATAAAAGACCCAAGGACATGGTTACACAATCATTTTTTTAACTTAAGCAAATATAATTAATACATGAGTACATTAAACACTTTACAAGCGTACGGAGTATCTTTTCAGATAAAGGTAATATCGTCGCTTCTAAAACACAAGGAGTTCTTACACGGGGTTTACGATCTATTAAACCCAGAGGAGTTCGATAACCCAGCTCACAAGTGGATAGTTGAGGAAACACTAAAGTACTACTCAAAGTACCACGCAAATCCAACTCCTGAGTATTTATCTGTTGAAGTAAAGAAGATTGAGAACGACGTATTGAAAGTAACAATAGTGGAGCAGCTTAAAGAGGCGTTAAAAGCAATCAACGAGGATCAAGAGTACGTTGAGACAGAGTTTAGTAACTTCTGTAAGAACCAACAATTGAAAAAGGCTTTGATGAACTCCGTAGAGTTGCTTACAAAAGGTCAGTACGACGACATCAGATCTATGATCGATCAAGCTCTTAAAGCAGGACAGAGCAGAGATTTAGGACACGAATACGAAAAAGACTTAGAAAGCAGATATAGACTAGAAGAGCGTGGCGCTGTACCAACTATTTGGCCACACATCAACGACCTATTAATGGGAGGCCTCGGAGCTGGTGATCTAGGCATGGTATTGGGTTCTCCAGGTGGAGGTAAATCTTGGTTCTTAATTAACTTGGGAGCCACAGCAGTTAAAATGGGATACACAGTATGTCACTACACGCTAGAACTTTCTCAAGAGTATGTAGGTAAGCGTTACGATTCTATACTCACAGGAATAGACTTTCAAAATATTCATAAGACTGAGAGTAGAAAATTGATAGAGGAGACCATTAACTCATTACCTGGCAAGTTAATCATTAAAGAATACCCAATGGGAAAAACCACGCCCTCTAGCATAGAGACCCACATTCAGAAGTGCGTAACTCTTGGACACAAGCCAGATCTAGTCATTATAGATTACGTTGACTTGCTGAGATCTAAGTCTAAGTCATCAGAAAGAAAAGATCAAATTGATGATGTGTATACTTCAATCAAGGGTTTGGCAAGGCAGATAAGGACTCCAATTTGGACAGTTAGTCAGGTTAATCGTATGGGTAGTAAAGACGACATTATCGAGGCCGATAAGATAGCTGGTTCTTACGATAAGATCATGATAGCCGACTTTGCTATGTCACTATCAAGAAAAAGGGGAGATAAGCTCGCTGGAACCGGTAGAATTCACGTTATCAAAAACAGATTTGGAAGCGATGGTATGACTTTTTCTGCTAAAATAAATACAGCTAATGGACACATAGACATAGACGCTTCTGAAATGGACGATTCCGAGCTTAAGGTAGATACGAGTTCAGCCCCTTCTGGGTTCAGTAGAATAGACAACGATGAGAAAAAGTACTTATCTAGCAAGTTTTTTGAGTTAGGTCTGTAAACAATCGAAAATTAGCATATTTATTATTACAAAACGGATTAACTATGAGTTTGCTTAGTAAATTTAACATGGCACCAAAAGGGGATAGTTACAGAATAATTGAAAACCCCATAAAATACGTAGGATTCATATTAAGCGAAGTGTTAAGGAAAGGTCGCACTGGCAATAACGCTGCTAGTAAAGCGAAATCTAATCCGTCTTCAATTGCCTCAACTGATAACAGTAAAGGCACTCTACCCAAGTAATAAATAGCGGAACTTATTATTAAAATTTTTTAGAGAGAAATCTCTAAGGTATATTATATTGTTTAAAAAATAAAATTTATAGGCAAAATGCACGTTACACAGTCGATACTTAGCGAATTGACAACCTACATGAAGTACTCCAAATACAAAAAGGAGTTTAAGAGAAGAGAATCTTGGAAAGAGTTAGTGGATAGAAACAAAAGCATGCACACAAAAAAGTTTCCTCATTTAAAGAGCGAGATAGAGGCTGCGTATTCTTTTGTGTACGACAAGAAAGTTCTTCCATCTATGAGAAGTATGCAATTCGCTGGTAAGCCTATAGAGATATCTCCAAATAGAGTGTACAATTGCGCTTATTTGCCAATAGACGACATCAGATCTTTCTCAGAAACAATGTTCTTATTGTTGGGAGGAACAGGTGTTGGATACTCTGTTCAAAGACATCACATCGAAAAGCTACCTGAAATTACAAAACCAAACCCAAACAAGCACAGACGCTTTTTAATAGGAGATAGCATTGAGGGTTGGGCAGACGCTGTAAAGGTCTTAGTAAGATCTTACTTCGAAGGCGGATCTACGATAATTTTTGATTTTTCAGACATAAGACCAAAGGGAGCAGAGTTAGTAACCTCAGGCGGTAAAGCACCAGGTCCTCAACCATTGAAAGAGTGTCTCGTTAAAATAGAAGGCATATTATCTTCAAAAGAAAACAATACTAAACTTTCTTCAATTGAGGTTCATGATATCGTTTGCCACATTGCAGACGCAGTTTTGGCGGGAGGAATACGTAGAGCTGCTTTGATCAGTCTATTTAGCGCAGACGACGAAGAGATGATCTCAGCAAAATCAGGAGCTTGGTGGGAAACAAACCCACAACGAGGAAGAGCTAACAACTCTGCAGTACTATTGAGAAACAAAGTAACAAAGGAGTTTTTCATGTCTCTTTGGGAGAAGATCAAAAACTCTGGATCTGGCGAACCAGGTATATATCTAAACAACGATAAGGATTGGGGAACTAACCCTTGTTGCGAGATAGCTTTACGTCCTTACCAATTTTGCAACCTTTGCGAAGTTAACGTAAGCGATGTAGAAGACCAAGACGACCTTAATGCTAGAGTAAAAGCTGCTTCGTTTATAGGTACGCTACAAGCATCTTACACAGATTTTCACTATTTAAGACCAATTTGGCAAAGAACTACAGAGAAAGACGCTTTGATTGGAGTTGGAATGACAGGAATAGGATCGGGCAAAGCACAAAAGTTGGATCTAAAACACGCTGCGGCTATTGTAAAAGAAGAGAACGAAAGATTAGCAAAGATCTTAGGTATCAATTCAGCAGCTAGATGCACTACGATAAAACCCTCAGGAACTAGTTCGTTGGCTTTGGGTACTTCATCTGGCATCCACGCTTGGCACAACGATTACTACATCAGAAGAATTAGAGTTGGTAAGAATGAAGCAATATACACGCATCTTTCAATACACCACCCAGAGCTTATCGAAGACGAATATTTTAGACCGCATGATACAGCAGTAATATCTGTACCACAAAAGTCGCCAGAAGGAGCTATACTAAGAACAGAATCCGCTTTGGATCTTCTTCAGAGGGTTAAGTTCTTCTACGAAAATTGGATCAAACCTGGACACAGAAGCGGACAGAACACACACAATATATCTGCAACAGTATCCATAAAAGACGAAGAGTGGGAAGGCGTTGGAGAATGGATGTGGGAAAATAAACATTGCTACAACGGCTTGTCGGTGTTACCATACTCTGATCACACTTATATTCAAGCGCCTTTCGAAGACTGCACAAAAGAAAAGTACGAAGAGATGCTTTCTCACTTAACATCTCTCGATCTAACTCAAGTTGTAGAGTTCGAAGATTTAACAAATTTGAGTGGAGAAATAGCTTGTGCGGGTGGATCTTGCGAAGTAGTATAATTATGAAAGAATTCATACAGGACGTTCACTACTATATAGAAGGCACTCGAGTCATATTTACAGAAAAATTTCACTTAGAACGAGGGCAGTGTTGTGGAAACAGATGCAGACACTGCCCTTACAACCCAAAACATAAAAAGGGTACCACTCACACTGAAACCGATAATTTTCCTGAAGAACAGGATTAAGTTATATTTAAAATAAAAACATGACATTCGTTATCACTCGAGAAAATGCATATTTCGTTATATGTATAGTATTGTTTGTATTACAAGTATACCAACATGCTAAAATAACAAAGTTAAAAAGGGACTTTCAGACTTTGGCAAACCAGGTCATGATACTTTTCTTTAGCGTAAAAATGAAGCAAGATGAAGAAAAAGCAACAGAAAACAAACAAACCATCTGAAGGTCTTGGAGACACTATAGCTAAGATAACAGAGCTTCTTAGGATAGACGAGTTAGCTCAAAAGATAGCTGAGTCGCTTGGTCATGAAGATTGCGGCTGTGAAAGACGTAAAGATAAGTTAAACGAGTTATTTCCATACAAAAATAAAGATAAAGAAAGTTAGTTATGACAACAGAAAAAAGTTATGTAATAGTAGATTCAACAGAAAAGACAAAAGAGTTAGCAAAATACATATTAGAGTCTGATCTAATAGCTTTCGATACCGAGACTAATTCATTAAACACAAGAAAGGGTAAAATTGTGGGTTTCTCAGTAACCACGAAAGAGGGCACAGGTTACTATTACCCAACTATGATATATTCGGGCGATAAGCTTATAGAGAACGAAATAGAAGGACAATCTTGCCATTCAGTCGCTAAGAAGCTAATAGAACTACTTGTTGGCAAAAAAATAATTGGACACAATCTATCTTTCGATACGAGATTCGTTAAGTGCTTTTACGGAATAGATCTAACTCCAAGCGTGCATGCTGATACGATGTTGATGGTGCATACTGTAAGAGAGGAAGGAGCTGGGTTCGGATCAAGTTCACCATTTGCTTTGAAAGAGATAGCTAAGTCTGTTCAAGCTGAGATAGGACTAGACGTAGAGAAGGAAGCCAACGAAGAGCAAATAGAACTAAAGACTTCCATAAAGGCAAACGGAGGTTCGATATCTAAAGACAATTACGAGATTTACAAAGCTGACCTATCCATTCTTGGAAAGTACGCCGTTGCTGATACGGACTTAACGCTTAGGATCTACAACTACTTCTCTCAGATACTTGAAAAGGAGGGACTAACTAAGTTCTTTTACGAAGACGAGGTAATGCCTCTATACAAGGAAGTTACAATACCTATGGAAGAGTGCGGTGTTAGATTGGACATGGAACTCATCACCCAAGCTAAACAGAGAGTATCTGAGGACTTGATTCGGTACCACAGCATAGTAACAAAGGAACTGTTAGAAAAGCCAGAGGTGCGCACTTGGGTGATGTACAGAGCGATGGAGGACTATCCACCAAGCAACAAGGGCGCGTTTGCCCAAGAATTAGTAGAAGAGCTTAAGTTGCCTTTCGATAAGTTAGCTAGCGGTAAATATTCTATAACCACAAACTCTGTCGCAAACCTTGAAGATGGACCCGTAAAGTCTTTCTTTGAGACCAACGATCCAACTTTCCTTGAGGAAGATATTAAGATCAAGATAGCTGTGAAAATGTGGAAGGACCAAAACAACGGAAACTACTTTAACATTCAATCAAAGGATCACTTGGGTGAGATAGCTTTCGGGGCTTTAGGAATAAAGCCTCTATCAACCACAAAGACTGGTAAACCACAGTTCGATGACGATCTCATACAATCTATATTCAAGAAGCATAACTGGGCCAAGAGTCTTAGAGTATACAACAAGCTGCTTAAAATAAAATCCACCTACGTAGATCGCTTCTTAGAATCAGAGGAAGGCGGCAATTACTACTTCTACTACAAGCAACACGCAACAGTTTCTGGTAGGTACGGATCAGATGCTCAGCAGTTACCAAGACCTAAAGAAGAAGGCGACGATGATCCAATAGTGGTAGAGTACAACAACATGATCAGAGCTTTCTTCGTACCAAAAGAAGGTAACATTTTCATAGATTGTGACTATTCGTCATTGGAACCTCGAGTGTTCTCTCACGTATCTGGTGACGAGGGATTGTACGAGATATTCTTTAAGGACTACGATTTCTATTCGACCATCGCTATAAAAACAGAGAAGCTCAACCAATACTCACCCGATCCTAAAGACTCAAACTTCTTAAAGAAGGTAGCACCAGCTCTCAGAAACAAAGCTAAAGCATACTCTCTTGGTATACCTTATGGAATGTCGCCTTACGCGCTTGGTATGACTATAGGTGTTAAGAGAAAAGAAGCAGAAGAACTTGTTAACGGTTACTTAAACGGGTTTCCAAATCTTAAGAAGTGGATGGAAGAGTCAAAGCTATTTGCAAAGGAGAACGGTTATATCAAAACACAAGTTGGTAGGATACGACACTTGGACAATCTAAAGAAGATATACGAAGTGTTT